GTCTGAAACCTCATTCATCTGAACTCTCAGCTCATTCTGTATGGTTGTTAGAAGGTTATTGCTCGCCTTTTTCGTCATCTAGGGTGTCCCTAATAAGATTGAATCCAGCTTTGAATCCCTCAATTTCTTGTTGAGATTCATCTTTGGAATCTTGCATCGCCACCTTTGCGGCGAGTTTTGCGCTTTCTAAGCGTTCATCTTGATCCATTCTTTCAAGATCAATCATGGTTTTGGCTTCTGCCTTTTGTGCGTCGACTTGAATTTTTGCCATGTCAGTCTGCGCCTTAGCCGCCGCCTGTTGCTCTTTGAGCGCCAACTCTCGCTGTTGCATTTGAACAATAGGATCTTGCGACTGCTGAGCGTTCTTTTCTGCCTGCTCCATCATCTGGGCCTTGCCTGTAAGCTGTTCAGCCGCAGGCACTGCCAATCTGGATATACGCAGTTCGATATCTTCGGGTAGCTTCTCATCTGGGCCGGGAAGCTCAATTCCCAACTCTTTTTCAATCTTAGACCTGTATAGAAACGCTACATGTTCTGCGATGTGTGCGGCAAATGCGGCCTCTATAGCCTTCTTGTTGGGCGCCCTTGCAACCATCTTCATAATTTCTGGGTTTTGCATTGCCGCCATATGAACTTGAATATGCGCTTGGTGATCCTGATAGATGAATGCTTTAACCGGCTCTCCGGTAATGATGTTCATATTTTCTGTAACAGGATCTGTTGGCTTGATGTCGTCCTCTGTTGGGACGATCTTGTCTGCATCTTGGATACCCAGAACATCTAACATCTGACGGTGTAGCAGTGGCAGGTCATACATCTGGGGCGCTTGAGCCGCCAACTGTAACGCCGCCTGATACTGCATGATTCGTTGCGCCATTGTGCCTGCATTGGGGTCGCTGACGGGGATAATGTCCACCCGATCATCAAAGTCTGTGGGGACAATCTGGCCGTCGTCTTCTTGATAGGGGTAGACCTCTGGGCCATAGTCCCTAACAAGCTCTGATAGAATCTTCAGTTCCTTTGAAACTGCGGCGTGAACGCGGGCTTGTACCGCGCTCATCACCTTCATCTCGCGCTCTAATACTGCAAGTGTGGTGCCAACCGGCGCTTCTCCGTTGATGTCTGAGGCTTTTACATCTGCCGCTGACGCAAATCGACGCCCTTCCTGAACAATATCGCCTAGCAACTGATAGAGGACGTTGCTTGGCTCCTTGTATGGTAGGAACGTGATGTTGTCACGGATTGCACCACCCGGAACGTCTACGTCTCGGAACTCTCCGGGCATGATGGGAGTGTCATCACCCTTTATTCGGAGTCCGCGAGATTTCAATCCACCCGGTAAGTTGGCGAGCGTTCCGGCGTCTACTAACTGCCTAAGCAACGATGTTGCTGATTTAGACAGTCCGCCGATCATATGTACTAGACCAAAGCCGTAGAATCCCAGCCCCGGTAAATATTGGTAGTGAACGTAATGATCCCGCTTCATCTTTACGGGGTCATCTTCGTACCAGTTGCGCCGTATTGACAGGATTGTTCGTGATGACTTGTCAATGGTAACAACGTAAGGCAGAGCAATACCCGTGGGCTTGCCCTTATCTGTGTCTTCAAACCCTATCAGGTCGATGTCAACGTGCATCTCTAACAGGGTGTGCCTGTGGTCAAGCTCGTAGTTGTCCGAGTCTCCCGTCATCCGGTCATATTTCTGCTGTATCTCAGAGATGTCCGGTGTTGGTGCAGGCAAATCTATATCTGAATAAAACCCAGCAACTTGCAACTTCCTAATTTCGTTGGAAGTCTTCTTCATTAAATGGGTAGCACGCTCACACGTTGACAGGTCAGACGCACCGTAACTGACCACAAAATCCTCTGCTGGCACAAACATGGCGCAGGGTCTGCCCATACTTGGGTCAAAATAGACCTTACGGAATGCGGAGCCTGCAATCGGCAGGGAGAACAACAGTTTTTCTGTCTCCGTCCTGTACTCCGTCATACGCTGAGTAATCAGGTAGTTCAGATAGTTCTGTACTCTGTGCGCCTGCTTGGTCTTTTCGTCGTCTATCTTGCCGACAATGGTAGTTTTTACAGGGCCACTGGCAGGATATATCTCCTGTATGGTCTGGGCTTGGAAGCGAATAACCGCCTCAGACAGCATCGGGTGAAAAACGCCACAGGCGCCTTCCCACGGTGTAGACCTGTCTTCAAACTTTAGTCCTAACAAGTCAAGGCCACGGACGTAAGAATCTTCCCAATCCGCACGACTCATCCGGTCAGCGTCAAACTGCCCGACAAGCTCGCTCGCAAGGCCATCTAGGTCTCGCTCGTCCATGTACTCCGCTAAGTTGGAGCCATGCTCAATACCCATAAGGCCAGACGCATTTGGATCGAAATCAATAACCATGCCCCCGTCTTCGTCCATCACGCTGACAGACTCAGGGTTTTCGATCACGATCTCTAGGTCTTCACCGCCCCCTTGAGGGCTGAAGGGTGTTGCTACGCGGTCGATAGCCATTTAGTCTTTTTTGCTCGCTGGCTTTTTCTTTTTGGTAATATCCTTTTTTTTCAGCGGCCCACCGCGAACTGTAGTGGGGATATCCTCTTTTTTCAGCGGGCCACCGCGCATTCCAGAGCTTCTTTCGCGACCTTCCAGCATCCGTTGTAGTTTCTCTGCTTCACCTTTTTTGCCAACCGCGCCACCAATAGAGCCGCCTTCATTCATTGTCTTGCCGCCCTTGAAGTAACCTTTCGTCATCATCTTGCTGGCTACCCTTGTCTTTCCGCCGCCTGCCATCTTACCTTGGCCGTCTGCGGCAAAATGCGGCACCTCTTGGCCTTTGTCGTTCGTGACCATCTTTAACTTGCCGCCCTTGTTCATGCCTTTTGGCATTTTCCCGCCCCTAGGATTCATCTTGCTTTTCATTGCCTTCACCTGCGTATAAGTTGTCGAATACTCTGTTTACGTCCAGCGTGTAATCCAAGTCTGACTTAGAGTAGTGAACGTGCTGGGACGGCCTGAAATCCGGTGCGCCCTCACCCACTGAGAACCACGCTGGGTGAGTCACCCTGACGCGGTTGTTGGGAAGAGCCACAATGTTTCCTGTCCACGGGCCTGCATCTAACAACTCCATCACATGACTTTGCTTGTGTTGAGCGGGGTCATCTGCGATTTCATTGTCGGTATAGTCCACCGTAAACATGTATTTAGCGGGGTAGAAGTTGCCGTCTATCTTGGCAATCCAAGGGCATGGTGTTGCCCTATCCAGCACATAAACACTGTGCTCTCTGGATGAGCAGTCCCAAGGCTGTGCCGCATATACCGGCATTGGCTCGGGCCATTCCTCGAAAGGAGTGTCTCCCACCAAGGCGGTAATTGGCATTCTTGCCCACATTGCGCCACCGTGAACATTCGGCTCATCGGTGTCATAGGTCTCGGCGCCAGTAAAAATAACCTGAAAGCTCAAGCACCTGCACGGCATAGTGGTTACAGCGACTACCATCGCATGCAAAAACTCTCCGTGGTATTTGTTGTGATTGTGCGTGTACTCACGCCTTACCCAGCACTTAAAGTGCGGAATGTTGCTTTGCAGGAATGCCATCTTCGCCGTAAAACCTCCGTTCCCATTCCCTGTGCCGCTGGATCGGTGTTTTGTAGTACGGCAAGAATCGCCCTATATAGATGCAAAACTTGTTCAACCAATGCAGAGGCAACGGGAGCGGCCTAAGATAATCCATAAATAAAACCACCCTGATGTTGTCCGTCAGGTTGATTGCGAAATGCTCGTAAGTATCGTCAAAAACAACGGCCTTTCCGGTCTTCCAGCGATATTCTTTTCCCATCACAGATAAAACACATCCTTTGCCATCTGTCGGGATGTCTATTCCAAGGTGCATTCTCAGCACCCCAGACCACGGCCCCTCATGGGGTACAAGCATCTTGTTAGAGTCAAGAATAGAGAAGTAGGCTGAAACAATGTTTTTGTCGCTATCGACAACCGCCATTGTCTTAGGAAACATCTCGCAGTTCCTTTCAAAGCGTATGTTGTTCGCCTTGAGGAAAAACATCCTCCACTTATCGTCATTCGATATATAGGTCTGTTCAGGACTTATATCTTGGAATAACGGAAATTCTTGCAATCGCGCCCTTAACTGATCGAACTCTCCGCGTATTACGAAGTAGTTTTCTTCCAGCTTTTCGGTGATTGGAAAGTCTTTGTTGTCGAAGTAAGCCGGGCCTCCTAGTGTGGAGAAGCGCCTGAACATAGGGCGCAGTTTGCGCTCTAAGTTGTCAACAAAGTCGTGCCAACGATTGATATCAGTAATAGTTTGCCACCCTTCCGTGCGGGTCAAAGTCATCCTCCTCGTCCGTTCTGAGGGCTACAAAGCCGCCCTGCCTAAAACGAAGAAGTGCTTGCGTTGAAGAGTCTACAAGGTCGTCATGCTCCCCAGCGGGAAACGAGGCAAATTCCTCAATGACCTCTTCAGCGAATCTGGTCTCTGGTGCCCAAACGACCCCAGATGCAAACAAGTCAGCAACAGCGTTAACCCTCGCTATCTTGTCGTTACCACGCGACGGGGTGTATTCCGAAACCGGAATCCCCATCGCCCGTAGTTCAAATATAAGCGGCATCCCTGCCGCCTTACCTTCCACGATAAATGCATCTGGTTGCATTTCACTCCACATCTCGTAAGCCGTTTTCTTTAGCTCAGGAAACTCCAGACGTTCTTTGTAGGCATCCAATAGGATGATATTTGGCTGTGATAAGCCGTCATCGTCGGGTTGATAAAACACGCCCCACGTTGTGCAAGCAGAATAGTCTGCCCGTTGAGTTTTTAAGAAAGCTGTGTCCCATGACTGAATCACGAACTCACATTGCGGCGGATAGTCAGGCTCCCACCTTTTCCACCATTCTCTCTTGATTAGTGCGCCTTCTTCGGCGGTTGGGTTTTGCTGGTACTGCGCGTTCCACTTAGGAGCTGGCAGTTCGCTCCGCAGAGCCTCTAGCTCTGTTTGACTCCAGAACTCAGGCCACAGGGGCTTTCCCGATGGCATGATGGCTGGAAACTCAATCACCTCCCACTCATCGGAACCTGTCCGTTGAGCAGAGGACTTAATAATCTTGCCGGTCAGATCACGCATGTGCCAGCGTGTCATTACGATAACAATAGCGCCTCCCGGCTGAAGGCGCTGTCGAGGCCCAGATGTGTACCAGTCATACGTCCGGTCAAACACAGATGGGTCTGCTGACTGGCCCTCTTGCTCTGAGTGAGGGTCGTCAATGATTAAAAGGTCGGCACCTTTACCTGTCACCGCACCGCCAACACCAATAGCAAAATACTCGCCGTTCTTGTTGGTGCTCCACCGTCCTGCCGCTTTGGAGTCAGCTCTTAACTGTAGACTGGGAAAGACTTTCTTGAAGTCCTCCGAATCAACAAGGTTTCTTACCTTTCGACCAAAACCCACCGATAACTCAGCGGTGTGCGCCGTCTGAATGATCTTCTTGTCGGGCATCTGGCCCAAAAACCATGCTGGTAACAAGTAAGAGGCAAACTCGGACTTGGTGTGCCGTGGCGGCATGTTCACGATTAAGCGTTTCAGTTCGCCTCTGGCAATCCGCTCAAACGCCTCCGCCATGATCTTGTGGTGTCTGCCTTCAATAAAAGCAGGCCACACATGCTTTACAAAGCCCATGTAGGTTTTTTGTGCCGCCTCCACTTCCTTGGCCTGCTTAGCCATTTCAAGCATTTCTGCGGCTTTTAACCTGACCTCAGCGGGTGCCCCCTTTAGCTTTTTAGCCAGCTCAGGGGTGATCAGGTCTGACATTACGCCATCCGTGCTGTTTTAGTGCGCTTGAATGATCTGTTTTTTGCTTGAGACGCCACTTTCAGGTTGGCTTTCTTATTAGACCCGCCCTTTGCTAATGGCTTTTTGTGGGCAACGTCTTTGCCGTCACCCTTTTTGACTTTGCCTTCCTTCTCCATCAAGCGCCTAGCGGCTTTCCGCTTGTCGTTGTTTCGGCGCTGTTTGGGGCTGGATTGGTAGTTATCGTATTCCTTGCGGTAGTTACGGCGCATTTTAGTAGCCGTAGCCGCCCTTACCGCCCATTGGACGCATTCTTCCACCTTTGCCGCCACCAAACCTAGGACTTTGATATCCGCCATAGGGGCCAAAGCCTGTTGAATATCCCGACATTAACCCACGGTTAGGCATATATTGCTGTGACATCTGCGGCGGCTGATACACCATTGGTTGCATGAAATTCATCATGTTCATTGGCTGTGTCATGCCGTATGGCATACCGGAGTACATTTGGTTGCCGGTGATATATTGACCGGGCATTCTGCCGTTATAAGATGGAGATCCGTATTGACCTCCGGACGGAAGGTTGCCTCCGGATCTACCGCCACCTTTTCCAAACATACCGCTTCCAGCGCCAGTATAGGGAAAGTCTGGGAACTGGCCTTGTTGTCCATTGGTTCTGTTGTAATCGCTAAGGTCACTGCCATACGCGACATTGGCGTAGGTGCCGTCATCCTGTAGGAATGGGCGACCCTCTCTGTTTACACCAAGGCGGTTAAGATAATTTTGATAGTCCACGCCCTGACCGCCACCGGGGCCACGATTATAGGCGGCATCAACCAGATTGCTTCTAAATTGATCGACAGTAAGCTCGCCAGAATCTATTAGTTCTCTCTGTCTTGCGTACCCACCCTCAAGTTGTCCTGTTTCTGGATTGTATGTTCCCCTAGCGGGCGCCCTGCCATACAGAGCTTGTACTGAATCATATACGGGGCCGCCTAACTGAGAGGCTTCGTAAAACGTCCTATCACTTCCTTGAGCGCCAGCAATGATGGCATCTCTCAAGCTATCTTCTGTGAGATCGCCCGACTGTAATCTTCCCGTAAAAGAATCAAGACCAGCTTGTTGTGGATCGCGGTTAAACAGCTCCTGATAATATTGAGCTACCAAGGGAGAGTAATCGGTGGGTGGTGCGCCCTGTGGCAAAACACCGGGGTTATCCAAGCTCGCGGCAAGACCGTATGTGTCGTAATTTACGCCCTCTGCGGAATCATTAACCGCCTGACGTATCTCTTCAATAGACATCCCTGAGTTAACCCAGTTCTGAACAAAATCATCAGTGCCGCCTCTGCCCAGCTCATCCTGATATATTTGCTGTACGTCCGACGCTGTAACTCCTGTCGGCAAAACACCGGGATTGTCTAAGCTGGCGGCAACGCCAGTTTCACGGTAGTTAGCGCCTTCCGCAGAGTCATACATCGCGTCATATACGGCAGGCAAATCATCGTACTGAGTAAACTGCTCAAGAAACTCTGGCGCAACATCCCTTCCAAGTAGGGCTTGGGCAATTTTTTGTACGTCTTCACCTGAAACCGCCATAACACTCTCCACTGTGGGTGCAAATAAGGGCTTTGCCCTAGTAATATCCTAGGTCTAGGAAGATTCTAGCTAGAAAATTCCTATAAAATAAAACTTAGGTACTTACTAGGCCAGAACAGTCCTAGTTCTAGGAGATTTCTAGGTC